TTTAACCACGCTTTGGCAAAGACTTGGTGCTCGTCCTCCACCTGTGCGTCAGCAGTCACCTTAGCGAGGACTAGGTCAGCCACACTTTGATAGACATCTTGTGGGCTTTCACTAGGCGTAAGGTTTACCAAGGCTCCGTCCTTCTCATCAAGCGATGCGGCAGAGTAGTGTTGGCAACCGCTGTTGCTGCCGTCTAAGCTTGTCGGTATGGCGCAGTGGTAAAGAAGTCCGTGCTCTTTCCATTTTGCCCAGGCGTTACATGCTGCTAAAAACTGAAACGGCTTATCAGCTTTTGACCAAAGGTCCACAGTGCCCTTAAAGTCCTGACCCACTCGACATATCCAATCTGAGTTATCTTCGGTCCACTGGTTCCTTGCTGCAAAAGGCTGCTTAGACACTTTGTCAAAATCACCTAAATTGGCAACATGGATTGCAAGCCAAGTGCCGCCGTCCGGAGTCATCTGCTGTGTAGTCCCCAGCTGAAACATTGCCTTAATGTGGTCATCTCTGTGGTAGTTAAAATGAGGAACTGGGTAACACCTTCCGCGAAAGTCTAAATTCCAAGGCAGATAAAACTCTTCAAAAGATTCCAAGTCTCGGGCACTCTCGAGGTCCTGTTTCATGACTGCTGTCTGGCTGCGGATGTCTCTGTTTTTCTCATGGATTTCTCGGCACTTAATTGAGTAACCTTTTTTGGCAGAGTCAGATAAAACATCCCAATTGTCAGGCACGGGAGGAACAGCCATTTCTGCACGGTGCGGGAAAGCGTCACCAACATCAGCCCCAGTTGCCCAGGCCCAGTCCACTGCATCGACAACATAAGAGTTAAGGTCCAAGGGTGTGGCCTGGATAGCATTGAGTGCCTGTAAGTACTCTGGCCCTTCAGGTCCAGCCTTACTGATGTCATGTTTTAACGCCTTGCGCTGCGTGGGTGTGGCCATCCTGACCAATGGTACTTGGTTTGCAAGGACTGCATCCCGGTAACAACCTGTGTCAAACGCCGTCCATATTGTCGGAGGGACAATCATTGGGGCAAACATAGGCTCAAGCCAAGAGGCTTTGTGATCCATGTCTGCGAGGGCTAAAGAAGCTTCATGGGTCATACCCATTTTCTTCATAGTTCGCTTGGGGGTAGACTTTTCCCAGACATCAAAAATCCCAGAAAACTCTAACACTGCATTGATTAATGGGGCTGCTGCTTTAACTTGCCGCGTAGGTACCCAGGGCTCAGAAACATAGGGGTCTAAGGTGCCCTTACCACTACACTTACTACATGTTAGTAGACTAGTGTCACCTTTGACCTCTATGGACCCACTACCACTACACGCATGGCAGCGACTTTCTTTTGCAGCAATAATCCGAGCTGCTTTAACACGGTACTTAGTACTGTTGTGACTTGTAGTCACCTGAGTCTCAATACGCTTAGACAGCTTACTGTCGTGGGCCTTAAGCCCTGCTGACCAGTGTTCAAGCTCAATACGCTGACCAATACGACTGATACAGCTAGTTAGTGATGCCTTTAGAGCAATACTCTCCATGCAGGTATTCAGGGCTAGGTAGGCCAATAGGTCTACATCTAGCCCTTTGATATCCTCATACCAGCAATACTTTCGAGCACCACTGGTTTCTTCTTTAAGTATCCTAGACCTTATTGCCTCAGCTACTCTAGACATAGCACCACTGATCAACTTTTGTGGGTTGTTCTGTGTGGTAGGGTTAAGGTTACCTTCTTGTCGCATAAGGAACCTGTCACGGCCCTTTGTCACCATGTCTTTTTCACGTTCTATCTCGAGTGTTCTCATTTCCATTTGATCTAACATATAGCATATCCCTCAATCAGTGCTTTTAGTATCTCTAAGGGTGGACACTTCTCGTCTATGCACTATTGCATAGAAATGTCCGTTAAAACCCATTCTCACTTATGTGTCGGTGAGTGGTAGCCTTTATGAGACGAGTGGGTCATTACTAAGTCGCACTATCGCTATCTGAACGTCCTTAACTTTGCCCTGAGCACTATCAAGTATTGCCCTTACGGCATGTGGGTCTGTGGTGTCTTTGAGCTCCAGCAGCGTCTCTTTTGCCCGTTCGATTGCCTCTAAAGCAAAGTCAACCTCAGTCCGCTTACGCTTGTTCTTAAGCTCATCTAGCGGCTGAATGTGCATTTCTTGATCATATTCACTGACGTAAAAGTTTTTCCAAGGTGCAGTAGTCATAACAGTATTCCTATATTAGATAAAAGGGCGCTTAGGCTTGTTGTTCAGCGAGCATCGCCATCATTGATTCTTTGTCCTCATGGACATATTTTTGCGTTGTTGCTAAAGAGGAGTGACCTAGAAGCATGGCTACACCTAGGGTGCTGGCTTTCTTTTTATTGACCAGGTTAGTCGCGCAAGTGTGGCGTGTGATGTGGAAACAGAAGTGTGGATCGTTACGGAACAGCTCGTCTTTACACGCCGACAGAGCGTCATAGAATGCCTTGTGCCTGAAGTAGCGCATTGGGCAATTGTCTAGCCTTTCTAAAGCCTCCTGGGCAGCTGTAACCAGAGGTACATTTCTATCGTGGCCGTTCTTGGTGTTAGTCAAAAGAATAAAGCGGCCATCGGCACTGCGTTGCCCGTAGGTCTTGCTGTCTGGGTTTTCTATGGCAAGAATCTCACCTTTACGCATCCCGGTCTCTATCCCTAGAATGAACAAATCGGCCATCCAAGGCCATTTACTACCACGGTAAAACGCTAAGATGCTGTCGATTTCTTTGTCGTTGAAAAAGCGTGGACGGCCAGAAGTCTTGACCTTTTTCCAACGTACTTTCGGCGCGTGAGTGATTTCTTCGTTATCGACCGCCAGCTTCATAACGGAGCTAATGGCTGCGGTGTAGCGGTTTATAGTACTGTCGCTGCAGCCTTGGTCCTGAAGATGATCTAAGAATCCATAGATGTCGCCTGGCTTAAAGTTGCCTAGGGCGCGTGTTTTGAAGTCACCGAAATTGGTGAAACGGACTATTTTGGCCTGACTACTCTTTAAGTGATCGCCGTCCCAAATCCTGTGAGCGTTTTCTAACGTAAAATCGAGTACAGTTTTCATAGTGTAATTCCCTCAAATCAACTAAAAATTCAAGAGTCTTTAGAAACTGTCCGTTTACCTGTATCCTGCCGCACCCCCAGTAGTAATGCCCGGGTGGCGAAATTGGTAGACGCAAGGGACTTAAAATCCCTCGGTGGCAACACCGTGTCGGTTCAAGTCCGACTCCGGGCACCATATCTGAAGACTCCTACAAACAACGGATTGAACCGTAGGACTGCCGAAGCAGAACTTGAGTATAACCAAATCTATCTGCCGAATACAACCCCCCAGTTAAGGGTGGACACTTCTCAAAAAAACACCGATCACCTAAATTAAGTGACCGGGGTAGGGGGCATGTCCCTTGTTTACTTTTTGAACATCTTCGTCAACTGCTGTACGCCGAACGAGGCTGCGAATACAACACCTACGGCAGTCTGGTAAAAGCTGGGCATTGCCTCCAGTGCAGCAAAGCCGTCTTCGACTATAGCAGTGTGACCAGTGAAGGCTAAGATCAAAGGAATACTGACCAATATAGTCAGCCACTCGTCTTTATAGCTTTCGGAGGAAGCCTCAGCCATTGCCTGGTTCCACTCGAGTTCACCTGATACAACCTTTTGACGGATTGCTGTTTGGGCGCGAATGTTCTCTACTTGGAACTCTGCCTGTGCCTTCTTTTTGTCAAGGTGTCCACCAATTGCGGTGCCTACCAAATTGACTAGTGGCGATATAAGTGCCTGTAACATTTAAGCCGTCCTTATCATATCCGCGATTTCAATTGCCCTCTCTCCAACCTGAGTTGCATACCTACTATCTAACAGCTCAGATGCTGCTGATGTAAAGTCACCTTCTCTTAGGTATGCCAGTGTCTTCTTAAACTGCATTAGCCTGGGAATACCCATGTTAAACGAAAGGTTGACCAGGGCTTCTTGGACCTGCTCAGGCATCTCGGTAAAAAAGCTAACATTGCGCTTCACTTCGTCAATGGCTTCCTGTAGGTCCTCTTCAAGCATTAGATCCATTACCCGGTCAGAAATTCCTTTTTCTTGGATGTTGTGACCTACACCAATTGTCCAAATGCCTAGTGAGTCTTGATACATTTCTAGACGGGCACCTTCGTGCCTAGTGATCGTTGTTCGGAGCCTTTCCATGTCCATTTCACTTTTCCTTATTCAATAGTTTTTTCACAGTGTCAGTCTCAAGAATCCGTATTCCGAGCCAGACTATTGTGAAGAGCGAGGCGGTTGGTGGCAGCCAAGCGGCGAGACTCAGGACTCCCGTGGATGCCGCTGCAATGTCTATTATTTCTTTTGGGTCGGCCATTTAAGAAACCTGCTTTAAGTAAAAAAAGTAGTAAGCCAGTGCGGCACTGAGAATTACGCAGACAGCACCCAAAGCATTTTTAAAGAGAGTGTCAATCTTGGTAATTCTACGCACTTTGGCCAAGCGTATTTGTTCGAGTTTGAATTTGTGATTTGCCAGGGATTTTGATTGGAGCATCAGCATGTCCCGCCAAACGGCTGGTGGAACACTGCGCTTCAAAGCTCGCTCTTTCTTTTTTATATCCTCGCGTATCCAAGCTAGAGAAAGAGCCTCTTCCTGTGTCAAAACTTTGCCATCCGTGGCACTTTGTGTTTCCTGTTCAATCGTTTCAACCGCAGCTTTGCTTGCTGTCAAAGTATCAAAAACCCCAGCGAGACCAGTCAGGTGTTCACCGGATTCTTTGACAGTTTTTATGCCGTCATTGAGAGTCTTGAGAACACTAACGAGAACTGAGATTTCAGCGAGCATATTAGCTTCCTAAAGTAGGCTTCGTTTCTGGAAACGCATCAGTGCTAGGCCACGCTCTCAGGCTCTCTCTATACGTCATGTAAGCTGCACGTTGCGGGTGGTCTGACAGAGGGACTATGAAGTCTGAAGACGATAGCTTCATGTCACGCCATATACGCCCAGCTTCTACTGCTGTAGGTTCTTCTGGTGTAGGTGAAACATACAGTTCATAGTGGTCAAAGTTGGCTTCAACAAACTCAGCGTCAGCAGTGATGGTGTTTGTAATGTTGCCATCAGCATCTTTAATATTATATTTCATTTCATATCTCCTTATGGGATGTACTGGATAACAACAAGACCTTCGCCGCCACGGCCTGAAGTTTGATAACTACTAGACTGCTTATTAATACAAGTTCCGCCGCCTCCACCAATAGAAGCATGACCTGCTGAGGTGGTAGAGTTAGCTATACTCTCTGCATACATTGTGCCTCCACCACCTAAAGGTTTTGCGTTTAAATCGCTAGTTCCGAGTCCAACACTATTATAAACAAATGCCCCATCACCACCTCTTCCGCCAGCAATCTGACCTAAAGACGAAGACCATAAGTCTCCCATTACATCACAATCACCGCCTTTAATATTAGTACTGTTGAGTCGTGTGCCTGCATTTCCTGTGCCT